AGCAGAATAGTAATCAGTTTATCGCTGACCAATTATCTGTAGGTAAAGAAGCGTTTATTAATATGCTTAGGCAATCACTTAACGATGAAGTCGTAGAGGCTGAAGTAGAGTAATGATTGTTCGTCAATGTGCCTATGATCACGATGTAGTTATTCATAAGAATACTAAACCTAACATGATCAAATCTATTAAGAAAGCAGATGGAACGATAACATCTATTACTTATCCTAACTCTAAAGATTATTTCCTCTGTGTAGATGGAGTTATAGTAAAGAAAAGTGATTCGTTCAAAACTATTGAAGATGCTTATATAGATGAATGTGCCAAAAGACATTCAGATGGTCATGGGCGTATTGACATTGTAAACCATAAACTATTAAACAATAAGGTGACAGATAGATGAAAAATCCTTTGACTAAATTAGTATCGTGGCAATTAAAAACAGGACAGCTAGATGGTTGGACTGCCTATCATATTGGAGCAGGAGCTTTTTTCTGTAAGATATTTCAATGGATGGATTGGAGTGCTTTTTGGTGTGTAATGGGAGTATTTATCATTGGTGTTTTATGGGAGATATTTGAAGTTTATATCGAAGGAACACATGAAACCTATGGAACTAAGAAGAGATGGGCATACAATACGGCATCTGATCTTATTGTAGAAACTGCTATGGCACTATGGATGGTAATATGAATAAAGTAATTAAAAAATTAAAAAATGGAGACTTTGAAGTTGTTAGTACAAGTTATAATGTTACTGTCATCTATTCTTATGCTGAGTAGTTGCACAAGTGGTTGGTCAGTTGGTAGTTTTGAATTGAGTCCAGAAGATTCTATGTATACATTTTTAGAAGTTGTGGATCAAGATTCTACATCTCATTTCTATGCAGATAGGGTGAGAATTAATTCAGATAATTGGTGTTTTACACATAATCAATGGGAATCTGTTAAGGAACATGAGTGAAGATGTCAAAACAGCTAGGAGTTATCGAGGTGGGATTGTGGATGACAATGCTGTTGTCAGTATTAACCTTAAGTGGTTTGGGCAAATTCTTGTTCTTGTTGGTACTCTCGTCTATGGTTACTATAGGATTGAGACTAGATTGGGAACACTTGAAACAAACTTTGCTAATGCAGATGAACGCATTGGGGATTTACTTGATAAACACATCGTGGAAGAAAGGACTGAGAGAGAAGAGCTTGCAGAAAAAGTAGCTTGGTACGAAAAGAATATTAATCCTTTAAGCTGGGGTAAGAGGAGGAAGAAATAATGGACTTTATGGCAGTCTATGCAGAAGCAGGAATGATAGGCATTGTGGGGGTTATGTTTGTCTATCTAGTAATATCGCTATCACAGAAATCAACAAAACAGCAGGAAACGCTAGAAAGCCTAAAGATAGAAAACAAAGGTCAGTCAGAGACTTTGCAAAACATGGAAAGCATCCTAATAAAACTTGTTGATAGATGGAATAAATCAGACGATACAAGGGATAGGCGTAATGAAGATTTATTAAAAGAAGTAAATGACATGAGTGATAAAATTAGCTACCTATCTGGTAGAATAAATGGGAGTGGTCGTGGATAGTTTAAAAGTATCAACAGGGAGTTTCGGTAGCATGGCTATTGTATTTATGGATTTACTGCCATACATATTAGGTATTGTAATTGCTGTAATGAATATTATTTACTTATATTATAAAATCAAAAAGACAAAGGAGTCGTAATGGACTTTAAGAAAATGATGCTTGATCTTGCAGAAGCACAAGCAGAGAAGATGAAAGAGGATGCAATGAATCATATTGAATCAGATGATTTTGCATCTATGTTAGCAACTAAACTAAATGAAAAAATAAATATTCCTTTTGTATCAGAAGATAAAGAGCAAATATTATTTGAAAAAGTAATGGATGTTGTTACTGATGTAATGGGTGGATACTTCAAAGGCAAATAGTGCCTAAGAAAAAAGACCCAAGATTATCAAGGTTTGGACTAAAGGGGTACAATAAACCGAAGCGTACCCCTAGCCATCCAAAGAAGTCTCATGTTGTACTTGCACGATCTGGGGGTAAAACCAAACTAATTAGATTTGGACAGCAGGGAGCAAAGACGGCAGGTAAACCTAAGAAGGGTGAGTCTGCTAGAATGAAGGCAAAGAGGAAGAGCTTTAAGGCAAGGCATCGTAAGAATATAGCTAGAGGCAAACTCTCAGGAAGTTATTGGGCAAATAAGGTTAAGTGGTAATGGCTAAAACTGCTACAAAAACAAAACCAGCGTTATGGAAAAGAATTGTCTCTTCTGTTAAATCTGGCAGTAAAGGTGGTAGAAGAGGTCAATGGTCTGCTCGTAAAGCCCAAATAGCCACAGCAAGGTACAAAAAAGCTGGAGGAGGTTATAAAGGTAGGAAGTCTACAAAAAACTCTTTATCCAAGTGGACTAAGCAGAAATGGGGTTATGTAACCAAAGGAGATGCTAAGAAACCAAGAAGGAAACGAGGTAGATATTTACCAGAGAAGGTGAGAAAAAAACTTACCCCCAGTCAAAAAGCGTATACGAATAAGAAGAAAAGAAAGGCTACTGCTAAAGGTAAGCAGAGAGCAAAATACACTAAAAAAACAGCAAAGAAAGTAAGGAGAGCATAATGCCAAAAGGAAAAGGATACGGCTTTGGTAAGCCAAAATCAAAGAAGAAGAGAAAAGTAATTAAGGGTAAGAAGAAGAAGTAATGTATAAGTTTGGGAAAAGAAGTCGTGCAAGATTGAAAGGTGTAGATTCAAGGTTAGTCAATGTACTAAATGAATTAATCAAAGTCATGGATGTTACGATTATTGAAGGAGTTAGGTCAGCCGAAACTCAAAACAAATATTTTAAAGATGGAAAGAGTAAGCTTGATGGTATCAATAAAAAGAGTAATCATCAGCTAGGTAAAGCAGTAGACTTAGCTCCTTACCCAATTAACTGGGAAGAGAGTAATAGGTTTTATTATATGGGTGGCATGATGAGAGGAATTGCCAAACAACTTAATCTAAAAATTCGATGGGGTGGAGATTGGGATAGTGATGGAGAAACTAAAGACCAAACATTTATGGACTTAGTTCACATAGAAATATTGGATTAGACAATAATAACTATTGTATAAAAAAGGTTTAAGTTATAAATTAGGAGAGTTATGGCGTACTGCACAAACAGAGATTTAAAAGATATATACCCTTCTATAGATGAGTTTGATACAAAGACTCCTATATATGGATGGGTAGTAGACTCTAGTAATAGATACAAAGCACACAATGTAGGTTTAGTTACTCAGTTATTCGCCAATGGTGAGAATCTAGGTAACGCTCAATCTGCATATACTGATGTCGATGCTAATGGTGAATGGTTCTACGATGATACCAATGATGTAGTTTATTACAATAATAGTGCTACCAACCCTAATGATATGTTAATGGAATCTGGAGATGATTGGGATTCTACAAGAACTCGCTATATATCTAATGCTAGTAAGTATTTAGATTCAAGATTAGATGGCAAATTGCCTAGAGAACAATTCAAAGACCAAGATGGTAACTACGACTATATTATAGTCAGGACTACAGCTTTATTAGCGTGTAGTTTTTTAATTCGTGCGTCTCAACCCACATCTGAAATATCAGATGCTTTATTTGAAGAGTCAGAGAAGAACATACTATCGTTGAATGAAGGAAGTACGAAACTATCTTGGCAAGTAACTGGTGATTCAGCTAAAGGAGTAATCAGAGAAATATCTGTAAGTGGAAGTATCCGTATTGTAGACACAAGAGGAGAATACCATGATATTTATGATCGTATTGGAGTTAAGATTACAACGGCAGGAGCTTTAGGAACTGCTAAATACTCTGTATGGTTAAAAGATGGAGATAACCTTGGTGCTGAAAGAATGAATAATAGCGAAGATGCAGACTATGTAGATACTGTTAATGGGCAGTATCAAACATTAGCTAGTGGAGTTGATATTCGTTTTGCAGGAGATACAGCAGATACAGCAACCATTAATGATAAATGGGAAATAGAGTTTTTTGGCAAGAATGAATCTGCACTAGATGCAGGGATGCCATATTCTATAAGGATGTCTCGTAGATAATGCCTATAACATTTGTCAATATTTGGGAAACAAAGATTTTAGACACAATTCGTACTTTCTTAAATGCAGAATTTGCAGGAAGTATTCCAGTCTATACAGGAGATTTTAAAGATATGGGTAGCCAATCTATTAGGCTTAACCCAGTAGGATCAGATTTAATTGAAAGAATGACTACAGCAGAACTACGAGAATATATCGTAGATGTATCATATACTTTTAAGGAAAAAACAGTAAAAAAGGATACTTGGGAACATATTCTTAGACAAGTATCACACATAGAAGCATTATTTTTTAACAATCATAGCAATACATTCTTTGATGCTCAATTAACATCTACACGAATTAACCAAAAAGAAGAAGCTGAACAGGCGATTGATGGTTTAGTTGTAGTTAGATGGGAGTGGAGAGGATCGTATTTAGGCAATATATCTTAAAGTAACAAGGGAGAGATATGAAAGTAAAACTAAAAAAAGGAGAAAAGTTATCGTCTAACCATAATTGGGGAAATTTAAATTATGAAGATTGGGTAGCTTTAAATCAAGGTAAGTCTGTAGAACTAAACGTAATACCTTCTTATATTGAAGATAAAATAGAACTAAATAAAACAAAGGAAGGTAAATAATGGCAAATGCAGTTTTTTCACCAAAAGATTTTAGAGCTTATGTAATAGCGGAAGGATCAGGAAGCGAACTTAATGGAAACGCCGTTAGTGGTCAAAATGTTACAGCACCAGCTATTACTAGTAATTTATTAAAATTAAATGTAGACTCTATAGGTTTTCCAACATTAAATGTAACCCAAGTAAGTGAACCAAGAAACGGATTAGGTCGAATTGCTAAAGCAGTAGATTTTTTTCATGACAATAAAAATAGTATTACTGAAATTAGTGTTTCAGGAACATTGTCTAATACTGCTGGTCACAATTTATTACTTGAAAATATTACAGGAAGTACAGATGATCCGTTAGCTATAGTATATAACCATACTGGATCATCAGGCAAATATGGAGTTAGTAGCGATGCTAATGTTACATTTACTATGGTTTTAGCATCTCCAGACACAACTGATGGATACAATATTGTATTAAGAGGATGTATGTGTACTAACTTTGAAATAAGTGCAGATATGGGAGATGGTGGATTATACAAATATAGTGCAACCATAAGCACAGGGCTAGTTCCATTATTGGAAAATGCTCAAACAGAAGCAGAGGCAAGTGGATATGTAGCTACCCCTATTTCTATGAGTACATTAGGAACGAAAACAATACAAAGTCTCACTCCTGTTTTACAGAATTTTAGTGTAACTATAGATAGTCCTGCTGTTTATGCTGGTTTTTCAGCAACTGGCTATGAAGCATACGGAAGAGGTGCTGAAACTTCTGTTACTGCATCTGCAACTATTAAATTAGATAGTGTAACTAGACCATTAGTAGGTTTATTTCATGCTGGCACACTTGATGATGCAGGATCGCTTACATTGACTCAAGGAACACCTAGTAATTATTCAATAGCAATAGCAAGATCAGCACTTACAGATGTTGCCTACAATGAAGGTGATATTATGATGTTAGATGTAGAAATGAAAGCATTGGCTCATACTGGTGCAGAGTCAGTTATTACTATAGATAAGGCATAATTATGAAACTGAAATCTGGAGTAGAAGTAGAACTTAAAGAGATGTCAGTAGATGATATTGATTTCTGTAATGATTTACCTCAAATGAGATATGAAGGTAATGAAATTGTAGCTATTACTAACTTAGCAAAAGCAAGAACAGCTTGGATTCGCAAAGGTGTTAA